TAAAATCAGCATCTTAAAAGCGTGGATAGATTCATTTGGTATTAATGCTCCAAAGGTCTATGATAAGCAAAATATTGTAAATGGTGTAGCCGACCCGAATGCTAAAAATGCGGGCTTCGGTATCGGTACAAAAAATACTGATTCGGGAGATACATCTAATTGCGATTATGACGATATCTCAAATCGTGGCTATGATATGATACCCGAAGAAAAGGCAATGAGTGAGCGTCTATTTGGTAGGCTTAAACCTATATGTAAAAAAGCTATATCATCTAAAAATAGATTATCAGTAACGGGCAATAAGTTGCATCTAAAAAATGCTATCTCACGTGTAGAAAATTGTTTTAGAAGCTTCGGCAAATCTAAGTCAAAATTAAGTATGATTTGCTTTGTCGATTTCAGCGGTTCTATGACAGATACTTGGAAACATAATGGCGGGAAAGAATTTATTTCCGCACTCAAATTATTAAAGGAGCGTAATCTTATTGATGCTAAAATTATTATATCTTGGAATCAAAATAATTACGAAATCCATAATGATTCTATTAATGAAATATTATCAATAGAACCTTGCGGGAATCACGAAAATCTTGCGAACAATCTCATCAAATATAAAGACGAATTAAAGAAGAATGATTTAGTCTTATTATTTACTGACGGTTGCTTAACGGGCAATATTCCCGATGAAGAAAGTTATCGTAAAAGCGGAGTTGAATTAGTCGCATCTTGCATTTGTAAAGAGCACGATATTTCATACATTCGTCAGCATTGTAACGGTTACTTTACTAAGTCTATAATCGATACAAATCCATATAGTCTAAGTAAGCGATTGTTAGAGTATATGATTAAGAAACGATAGTCATATCATAATATCATTTAAAAGCCCGTATAAGACCATTTACGGGCTTTTTTATTGCCTTGCCTTATATCGTATCGCCTCGCCTTGCCTAATGTCATATAAGGCGAATATGAATCATTATAATTATATATATATTTAAATTGATAAATTTTGTCTTAGCCCTGACGAAGCTCCAGAATGACGATTAAATTTAAATCTTGAAAAAAGAAACTGAAGTGTAATTATACTTATAGTTCTTTCTCATAACTCCTAAAAAAACTTTACCGATTCTAAGCAATTTTAGAATCAATTCATAAATCAAAAAAAAGGAGAAAATATTATGTCACTATCACGCAAACACTATAATGAATTAAGCGAAATCTTAAAAGATAACTTAATCGATTATAACACTAAAGACGGGCAATTAATCTTTAATGAAGATTTAAAGAGACAATTGCTCAGCTTTCTAAAAAGAGACAATAGAAACTTTGATAAAGACCGCTTTGTCGAGGCTTCAAACTTAGAGAGACCCGCTGACAGTTACGAACCCATAAAACATTATGGAGACGAACCCGCACACGTTAGCAACGTCATAGACACGGCATTAGATGAGTTGAATATCAAACTCAGCTAATCACACTAAAGACCCTTAGAGACCGTTTTAAGGGTCTTTTTTTATGTCTTAATCTTACCCTTTCCTAACCCTTAAATGCATAACGCTAGCCTAGAGAAAATCAGCACCGATAATTGATCTTAAAATGGATCGCTTTCACACGTCAGGATCATGTCAGGATCAATAAATTCTTATTATATTAAATGAGATAATGAGATTTTATCTCACGCAATAAAATCGATATATATAGACGGGAGGAGGGGGTTGATGTTTTTTTTTCTTTTTAATTATGCCAATATATAAAGTAGGGTCTAAAAAAATTTACTTCCGATAGGGCTTGGTTACTCATATTCCCATTTAGTAAGACCTATACATTTTATTATTGACATATAATTATAAAGGGTATAGGTTTTACCATATTGGAAAATGGAAAAGAAAAGTTAAGTAGTGAAATCAACTCTGCGATACAGGATATTGCATTGAAGAAAGAGGTACAGGGGATTAAATCTTTATCACGTTATAATCCAGATAAGGTAGCAAAGATACTATATTTGTTTTCTACTGGTGTATCACAGACCTCTATGGTGAGAAAGTATGGTTTAGACAGGGATACTGTTGTAAATACGTTGGTAGACTATGCTGATTATAAGAATAAGTTCCGTGAGCTAGGTGGTAAGCTATCTGCGAAGAACTATATTAATATGACATCTCTATCTGAAGACCTAGTTGAGAATATAAGAACTAGGGTAGAGAGTGGTGATATCGAGCCCAGTATTAGGGATTTAAAGGATTTATCTATTGCTATGGCTAACTCATCTAGGGAAGCACTTACTGCTCGTGGTGAGGTATCTAATATATCAGAGGAGAGAAAGGTATATACTCAAGATGATTACAAGGATACAATCAAGGCAGTAGAAGAGAGATTAAAACAAATCAAGAATGCAGACTTAATAGAAGATGGCGAATAATTTAAATAAACACCAGAAAGAGGCTTTTGACAAAGCACAGGCTATACTATCAGAGCACTTCCAGCATTTTGGATTAGTGGTCTTAGATGACGAGGATATATTGGAATATGATTATTCTACATACTATATAGGCAAGATGTTGTTTAGAGAGGCATCTAGTGAGATGAACAAGGAGGATATAGAGTTAGTCATCGAGGATGATGATGAGAAAACCATGATATGAACTTTCCCGACAAGAAGTATAAGACTATATATGCTGACCCACCTTGGTTAGAGGCTGGTGGTGGTAAGATAAAGAGAGGTGCTGATAGGCACTATAGTCTTATGAAGACGGGAGATATAGCTAATCTACCTGTATCTGATATAGCCGATGATAATTGTTGGTTATTTATGTGGGTTACTAACAACTTTCTCAAGGATGGTTTAGATGTTATGGAGTCTTGGGGCTTTAGGTATGTAACTAACTTCGTATGGGTAAAAGAAAGCTTTGGTCTAGGCTATTATTTTAGGGGACAACATGAGATATGTTTATTTGGTGTAAAGGGAAACCTCAAACCTATAAAGAGAAATGTCAGAAGTGTGCTATGGGCAGAGAAGACTAAGCACAGTAAGAAGCCTAAGGAAGCTAGAACTTTAATAAAGGAGATGTCTCACAATCCTATGATAGAGCTATTTGCTAGAGAGAAGCACGATGGCTGGGATTGCTGGGGTAATGAGATATAATGGAGATTACTTTTACAAAACACCCCTTAATGGATACTCCCTCTGACGAGGATATCTTATTATTAGCTAAACACGACCCTAAGTTACTAGCTGATATGCACAGGTTGCACGAGAAGAAGATAGAGCTCAGTCAGCAAGACCCCCTTAGATATGGTTTTGACCTAGAGGGATGGGATAGAATACGAAAAGGGTTAACTAAATATAATGAGTGTCTAACACTTGGTGGTAATAGAAGTGGTAAAACTACTGGATGTGCTAAGATAGTTATGGAGGCTGTTACCAAATCGGAAAATGGTCATATAGTTTGCTTCAGTCAGAATGCTGATACATCTGTTAAGGTTCAACAGTCTGCTATATGGGAGATGATGCCAACAGAGTTCAGGAAGAAGACTAAGGGAATAGAGGGATATATCAACTTTAGTATGCAGAATGGGTTTACTGGCAGTAGCTTTATCTTTCCTGATACTAAGACAAGGGTAGACTTCAAGACTTATACACAATATACTAACAATCAGACAATACTTGAGGGATTCGAGTTTGGGTTTAAGCAACCTAAGTATCTCAATATAGGTGCATGGCTAGATGAGTATCTAGGAGATGCAAGTTTGGTAAATACATTAAGGTTCAGATTGGCGACTAGAGACTCTAAGCTACTTATAGGCTTTACCCCTATTGATGGTTATACACCATTCATAGCAGAATACCTAAAAGGTGCGGAAACTATAAAGACTAAGGAGGCAGAACTCCTTAACAATCGTCCAGTTCCTATCGAGCAATATAGCCCAAATATGGATGCATCAGTATGTTATCTACATACAGACGAAAATCCATTTGGAGGGTATGATAGAATAGCTAAAGACCTCAGAGGTAAACCAGAAGAGTCTATATTGGTTAGAGCATATGGTGTACCTGTTAGGTCTATGACATCTCTCCTACCTTTATTCACACCAGAAATTAATGTACTATCGGAAAAACCAAACAAATACGGAAGAACTTTTCCAGATATATCTGATAAGGAGCGATTTACTTGTTATCAAGTGGTTGACCCCGCTGGAGCAAGAAACTACTCTTGCATTTGGGCAGGAGTTAATGCTAATGGTGAGGTCTTTATTAGGCGAGAATTCCCTGACCGTAATACACATGGAGAGTGGGCAATCTTTGGCGATCCCAAATGGCGATACGGTCCTGCTTCTAAAAAGCTAGGCTACAACGTAGAGGGATACTGCGACTTATTTAAGACTATAGAGGATGAACTCAACATAGAAGTATTTGAGAGAATCGGGGACTCTAGGTATTTCTCTAAGGAGAATGAAAACAATGATGACTTATTCACATCATTTGACGATTATGGGTATAACTTTGTACCCTCGGATGGTAGAATGGAAAGCTTAGGTATAGCATCACTAGATGATTGGTTTACCTACAATCCGAATGTGGAAATAGATAATGTGAATAAACCCCTTTGCTACATCCACGAGGATTGTGGCAATCTTATAGATAGTTTAATCAATTACAACTCCAATGGTAAAAACGATGAAGCATTAAAAGACTTTTTTGACCTGATTCGTTATCTCCGCATGGCTAATGGTGGTGAAGGACCAGATCACTATGATAAAAATAAACTAAAAGCAACATTAAGAAATAAAGGGGGATACTAATGGCAAAGAGAAGATTAACAGATATAGCGAAAGACTTAGGGATTTCGTTTGAAACAGCACAAGAGAAAGTGACTATGGGCTTAGAAGAGGACATGGTTACTGGAAAAGGCAAAAACACATGGATAAACGAACAGGGTCAAGACTTACTAGATATGTTAAGTCCGATGCCTATACGATATAGAGGTAAGGTTATAGCAAATGCACCTAACCCTAGATATATTTATGTATATATTAGAGAGTTACCTGCTAAGGTGGCAGTATTAGTACCACCACAACTCAAAGGTAGGCTTCTAGGCAAGATGGTTTACCTCGAAGCAACCAATGAGGGTGATACAACAATCTATAAATATATAAAAACTCCTCTGTACGAAGGGGAAGCTTGATACATATGATATAATTTAAAGCCAATGGATAGTGATAATATTTCAAAGTCTTTGACATACTTTAGTGACAAGCCCGATATCAACACATTAAGGTATGCATATAGTGAAACAGTAACAGAGTTAGAGACCTATTTTGATTTGTGTCGCACATCATATGATGATAGACGAAATCATTGGGCAGGTAAATCTCGTGACCATAGAAAACATGGTCCTGATGCATTCCCTTGGGAAGGTTCAGCAGATATGGAGGCACATACCATAGATGAGAGAATAACTAGACTCGTGTCATTGTTCATAACATCTATGCTCAGAGCAAATGTCAAAGCATTCCCTACCAACATTGGTGATATCGGACGGGGTAAAACAGTATCATCTTTCTTAAAATGGATGGTAACATCGGGATATATTCCAAGATTTAACAAAGAGATGGAGCTAGGTGCTAATTATTTACTAGAAAGAGGTATATTAATTACATATGTGGGATGGTTAAGAGAAGATAGAACATTTCTACAAAAATTAGATATCAATCAGATAGCACAAATGTCTCCAGAGACAGCACAGATGTTCTTAGATGAGACATCAGAGGATTTATTAATACAACAATTAGGTGCTACATTTGCTGGCATCAATGAGAAGAGAGCAAAGAAAGCATTAAAGCAACTGAGAGAGACAGGTTATGCAGAACTACCAGTTGTTAAAAGACAAGTAGATGCTCCAGAGGTGAGAACACTAGCACCAGATGGTGATTTCTTCTTCCCTCCGTATGTTACAGACCCACAAAGAGCACCATACTGCTTTTGGAGAACGTATTATACAGCACAGGAATTAGAAAATAAAATAATTACTGATGGCTGGGATGAAGATTTTGTTCATTATGTTATAGATAAATACAGAGGCGTTAATGTTGACAGCATAGAAGTCAATCAAGAGGGCAGAAGAAGTAGCTCTATTATGGATACTGTGTATGAAGCTAATGAACTAATAGAAATAGTACATGGTTATCAAAGACTCATAGACCCAGAAGATAATGCAGAGGGTATATATGAGACAATCTTCCACAAAGAATTTAGTGGGAATGAAGAAGCACAAGGATATGCTAAATTTGAGCTCATGAATGGTTACGAGGACTTCCCAGTTGTTGTAACTAAGCTTTCGGAGGATAGTAAAAGACTTTATGATACTACGACTATTCCTGATCTATTACGGGGAATACAAAATCAAGTAAAAGTAGAAAGAGACTCACGCATAGACAGGAATAGTCTAGCCACTTTACCACCGATAATGCACCCAGTAGGGCAAGCACCTTCAGATTATGGACCAGCAAGAATGATTCCATACCGAAGAAAGGGTGATTTAGAGTTTGGTCCGACACCACCATTGCCTACAGGTTCTATAGAGATAGAAGAAACGCTAGAAACTCAAGCGGATGCTATGTGTGGGCTAGATATGGAGAACCCATTATCTAATATACGAAGACAATTCTTAGTAGACAAGTATCTCACGCATTGTGCAGATGTTCTAAAGATGTGTTTTAAGTGTTTCCAAAGATTTGGACCAGATGAGATATTCTTTAGAGTAACTGGTAGTCCTGATAATATGACATTTAACAAAGGTAATCCAAATGAGATGTACGATGTTATGATATCATATGATGTATTGAACGCACAGGGTGAGATACAAGAAAAGAAACTTGGTCAAATGATTGAGATTACTAAACTAGATAGAAATGGTAGGGTAAATATAGACTTACTACTTGAAGTATTAGCTAATTCCATCGACCCAGTTATGGCAGATTCTATTTTACAGCCTAAGGAAGTAGCACAACAAGAAATGGTTAAGAATGTTACTGATGATTTAGCTAAAATATTTGCGGGTATTGAGATGCCAGCTAGACCTAACGGGGCTTCTTTAGCATTAAATATCTTAGGACAATATTCACAACAACCTGATGTAGCTAGAAGATTGCAAACAGATGAAGCTTTTGCGAATAGAATCAAGAAGTATGCCGAACAATATCAATTCATGCTTACACAAGAAGAGAATGCACAAATTGGTAGGATTGGTACTGACCCTTCTGCTATGGGTAATGTCAATACACAAGGCATCAATGCTTAATCAACCACAAAACATATCAACTCAAGGATTGGCTCAAAGAACGAGCAGAAATATGAGTAGGGATGAGAACTTCCAGAGAACATTCAATGAGATATTTCATATGGATATTGGTCTTGGTCCTGTGTTCGATGCATTATTAATGTCTACCATTGAGGTAGAATCTTGGGATACATTTTCTCCTGAAAAGGTAGAGGTAGGTACTTACAATAGGCGAAAAGGTAAAGGTTTATTTCAGTATACTGGCAATACTAGAGATAGGTTCGAGGAATATCTAGCAGATGCTGGATTGCAGGATGACCACTATGGCAATATAATTTATATAGTCGATATGCTCCGTAAGGGTACTAAACCATATGAAGATAATGGCGGTACACACGGAAAAAGAATGCTTAATTTACTAAATGGTATAGCACAGGAGGGCAAACATAAATACACAGGCGAAAAATATATATATCAACCAACAGTAGAGGGTATTAATGAATATTTTTTGCATCATTTTATGCGACCAGAGAATGATAAATCATTAGATAGGAGGATAGATGCTACCAAAAAGTATATGGAATTATTTAAGCAAAAAACAGAAGAGCATAATTTGCACGGGCTATATTAATTTATGGAAAATCTAGAAGAAATAATTAAACACCTATCAAATAATCCTAAATTCGCAGAATTTATGAACGCTATATATCTACTCAGAGAAGAATGTATAGCAGAACTGCACAATGCTGACCTAGAGCAGGTACAGCAAATAGCAGGAAGAATTTTATCATATGACCAAATATTAGTTATGACACAATATGAGCAATTAAAACAGCGTCATAGGGAACATATAATCTAATACTTGTCATATATGTTAAAATAAACACATCGCCATCGCTAGGCGTTAAAAGCGTAACAAATTATGTCAGAAGAAATCATAACTGCTAACGAGGGAGCAGTAGAAACAAACCCTACGGTACAGTCAAATATGTCAGCGTCAGACTTTATTGCCAGACGCTTAGGTAAATCGGAAGAAGCTAAAGCTGAAAGTGTAGAAAGCACACCAGAACAAGCTACAGAAGAAGTACCTGTTGTTGAAGAAGCAAATGTCGAAGAAACTAATAATGTGGAACAGAGTACCACAGAAGAGGTTTCCGTAGATTCAGCTTCAGAAGATGCTCTTTCACAGTTTAATCTAGACGAAATGTCCGATGAGGAACTCAGAGAAATGTCTGAGAAACTCGGTAGTCGTGCTGTAGCTAGGTTTGGCGAATTAACTGCAAGGAGAAAACAAGCAGAAGAGAGAGCCAAAGAGTTAGAATCGAGGATGGCACAGATGGCACAAAGCCAACAAAATGAACCACCTCAGGTTAAAAATAATCCACTAGCGAAAATAACAGACCCTAAGAAATTACAACAAGAGGCAAGAACTGCTAAACAAGTAATAGATTGGGCAGATGAATTATTGTTCGACCATAGTGATTCATCACCAGATGAGATTATTGCTACAGTAAAAGGTAAGGAACTTACAAAAGCACAGGTGAGAAAAAGCCTGAGACATAATAAAAATGTCTACGAAAAGTATGTTCCTGCACAAATGCATAAGTTAAAAAAGGTGCATGAGATAGGCGTTGCAAAAAAACAATTCGAGGAAAAAGCAAGAACTGAATTACCTTGGGTTGGGGATGAGAAATCCGATATGAATAAAATGTATAACGCAATGCTCAATGACCCAAGACTTACAGCGATTACTAAAAGGGGTGGAGAAGTTAGTGCACAGATACCATACTTATTAGCTCATGCTACAAATAGTATGTATCAAAGAAAACCACTAAATGACCAAGGAACAGGAGCTAAATCTCCTACATTAACACCTCCTAAGTCAACACCATCTTCGGCTCGTTCAGAGAAAACAAGTGCATCAACAACTAAGAAATCAGAAAATCTTAGACAACAATATAGAAAAAGTGGCAGAACAAATGATTTCATTACTCTAAGAACACAGCAATTATCTAATAGATAATTATTAAATCAGAAACTAAAAATTAGAAAGTAAAAATTATGTCGTTTTCAAATACATTTGATACAACAAATACAGGTTCTGCTGTTTCTAACCGTGAGGATTTGACAGATGTCTTAACTATCCTTGCTCCAGAGGAAACACCAGTCCTTTCATCTGCTTCTAAGCAAAAAGCTTCTGCAACATTTGCCGAATGGACTGTTGACGAGTTAGCATCACCTATCACCACAGGGATTGATGAGGGTGCTGACGTATCGACTTTCACAGACAAATTTGCGGGACGTGCTAGGCTTGGAAACTATATTCAAAAATTCCGCAGAGATTACATGGTATCCGACTTACAGGATGCAGTAGATTCTGTTGGACCTGCAAAGATTGCTCAAGCAGAAGCTAAAGCAATCCGTGAGCTAAAACGTGACGTTGAAGCTACAATTATCGGAACAGGAGATGCATCCATCGAGAATGGTCAAGGTACTCCTTACAAAATGCGTGGATTAAGTAAATGGATACAAACAGGTGCACAAACAGATAGTGCTCCTGCTACTCCTGAAAACTATCGTCCAGATGCTGGTCAAATACATGACATTGGTGATGAAGGTGCATTCACAGAGACAACACTTAACAGTCTTATCTCTACTATCTACCGTCATACTGGTTCTACACAAAACTTAACATTAGTTGCAGATACAGGTCTTCGTAAGACAATCTCTAACTTTGCTCGTTTTGGTACAACAGTTCCTGCTCTAGATGCAAGTTCAAATTCACAAGCTTCATTTGACCCTTCAATCAGAAGTGTTAACTATGATGGCAATTCAGCATTGATTAAATTATCAGTTGAAATCTACGAATCAGATTTTGGTCGTGTTTCAATCGTTAATATGAATCCTGATACTGCTCCAGCAACTATCGCTAACTCAGCACAAACTGACTTCAACGATGGTTTCTTACTCAATCCTGAGTATTATGGTATCCATGACTTGATTCCTATGGGCTCAACTCGTCTACCTAACTTAGGTGGTGGTGAGCGTGGTTATGTAGATTGCTCTCTAACACTAGGAGTATATCACCCACAAGCACACGGTAAAATCACACAATAAGGAGGTAAAATACTATGTCAGAATTAACAATCAACGAAGCATCAATTCAGCAGTACACAAATAAAGTTACATTCAATCATACTGATGTAACCACAGCTAGTGCTAGTGATGCAGGTACAGATACAGTTACAGCAACAGCAGTAACCTTCAAGATTCCAGTTAGTGCTGGGGAAATTATCCAAGATGCTACAGTTAAAATCGTAACAGCATTCGATGGTGATGCAAATGTCAACATAGCTGTCGGTCACGACAACTCTAGTAACATTGGTAGCTTCATCGTTAGCTCTTCCGATAACTTAGGGTCAGCAGGATATATCCGTAATACAGGAGCTAAACTCTCTGTTGATGAGAGTGGCTCAACTACAAATGCAACTATTGGTCACCTTTATAGTGCCGATGGTTTCGTATTTGTTCGTGTTACAGCAGGTACAGCTATCTCTGGTATTAACGCAGGTGAGTTTAAATTAAGTCTTAACAAGCTAAACGCTAACTAAGAATAATGTAATTAGTCGTAGGGGGCGAAAGCCCCCTACTTTTTACTATGACAGATATAATAACAAAATTACCAAGATACTCAGATGGTGAAATAGACCGTGAGTTTCTTAAAGAAATAGAAAACGGTTTTGAAATAGAAAGAAGAACCGAAGTAGATAGAGTCAATATAGCTAGGAAAGAAGCACGAGAGCAGAAGGGTAAAACCCACCCTGTATTGGGTAAATGCGTTGCTACAATGCCAGCTAGAGAGTTTTTTAGACTCACAAGCAAGTATGGACATGATACAGTCCATTCTAAAGAATTTTTAAAATACTATAATAAGAAATTTTCAGATTTATCTCCGAATAAAGCGTAATGGCAACTTATAAAAACTATAGGACATATACCGATCTCTTCCAAACAGTACAAGCTTTGGCTGGTGTAAATACATTTACATCAGGAGAACAGGATAATATATTCAAATTTGCAAATAGGAGATTTTCTGAAGCTTATAACAAAAGCTTATCTTGGTTTGAGTACCTACAACCTTCTGAAGAAAGGTTTGTAATGCCAAGAGTTTACACAGTTAAGTTTTATACAAGTAGCACTACAACTGTAGAACTAGATTTTTACTGGTGTGGTATGTATTATGGAACTCCTGTTTTCAGCACTATAGACCAAGCTGTTACTGGTCAGAATGGAGAATATTTAATATATAAAGATTTCACCAATACATATGCGGGTGATTGGCTAATAAGAAAAGGTTTTATAAATGATACATCAGAACAAGGCTCTGTAGGAAACCCAAGAGGTCAGAATGTTACAGAACCTATGAGTAATAATATACTTGGGTTTGCTACAACTACCACATATGCTGTTGGAATGGATGCAACTGGTGATAATGGGGTATATAATTATACAAAAGAAGTACCATATCCACATTTAGTAAAAACATGGAGTTTAAGTTATAGTGGTGCTAAAGACCCTACATTTACAATGAAGGGTAATAAGTTAGTCCCTTGGAATGAAGCTTTATATAATGCTTCATATGTAGCAAGTGTAGGTGGAGGAGATAAACCTAATCCATTTCAAAAATGTCAGATTGGCGAGTACATAAGGATTCATAAAACACAAGCTTTAGGCAATAAGGGTGCACAAGAATACGATTTTTATGTAGATAGCGAGGGAGCACACATTATAGGTGAAACAGTAGGCGATTCCGTATATGTTACATATAAAAAACCATTTGAATTAATGTTAAAAACATCCCCTGATGGTGTTACAGGTATTTTAGATACACAACGTATACCTAACATATTTTTTAACTTTATGGTACATACAGTATATGCTGATTTTCTTCGTATGGATGGTCAAACAGAGAAAGCATTATTAGAGGAAGAAACAGCACAAGATGACATCGCAGTACAACTTGAACGCAATGATATAATAGTAAACAATAATAATGCGACAAGACGATTTTCGACTTACGTCAACAAACAATCAAGATAATGAATTCAAAAGTAACAAACTTATATCCTAGGATTAACCCTAATATGGCTGATATGCAGATGCTATCAGTTAGCACAACTGGCAATACACCATTTGGTGCATTCGACAAAGATACACTATATGTATCATTTGATGTACAAGATAATGATGTATATGTAACATATGATGGTGAAAATCCTGATGCAAATCTAGGTCATATTTTATATGCGGGCAATGCTTACACATGGCACGTTGAGACAGCTAAAGTAGCTATCTTTAACGCAGTTAGTGGTACAGCAATTATTGCTTGTTCAGAATTTACTGACTAATGTCTATATCACAACAGGCAAACGTTAATGTTCTCAACGGAACTATAGGCTCTGCATTTGTTAATGGAAAGCCTGCTGGTGATAATGAGTTAATAAAATCTGTTGCGGGTAATGCATTAGAAAACCCCACTATGGATGTATCCGCAACAAAACCAGAAGGAACTGGTTTTGCAGGTGCAACATATTTCAATAAGTGGGGAAGACTTAGTCAATTATTTACTTCTACTGTAGATACACAAACATTTATTGGAAATTCGTTTTTAGCAAACTTTCCTGCATTTAAAGATTTTGGAGGTCCTAATTTAAATGACGCACCTAAAGTATTAAAACTATATGGTGCAGGTAGTGTTTTTAATGTTACCTCTGGGACTAATAGTAATAACAATCAATCTAGGAGTTATACTGGAAATGGGGCAACAAATAGAATCCCCTTAGTAGGAATGTCAGAATCAACTACTATTGGAAGTTTTCCAGATAATACCTGCTGGTGTAGAAATGAATGGACACAATCCGTAGATATTCCAACTAATGCAGTTACCTGTAAGTTTGGTTCACTTATAAAAGTACCAAGTGATGATGATTTTAGAGCTAAAAATTGTGGTGGCTTATATATAGCACAATGGACAAATCTAACTTACCCTACACAATTTACTATTAATGCTATTACAGTTAAAAGAGATGCAGATAGTTTTACTTTTCTTACTGGAACACAAGCACAAGGATTAATATCACAACAAAATTGGTCTGGATTGAGAACTGACTTTATTGATAATGATGATAAAAGAAGATGGAATGATACTACCAATATACAGAGCGTAGATTACAAAAGTGCTAGCGACCATAGACAGTTTAATAGGGTAGAAAAAACTGTTACATTAGCAGGTAGTGGAGCAGGTAGGAAAATGACATTCAATATGTTTTTTGGAGAAAACCAACAAAATCTAGATGATGCAGACCCTAAAATAAATAGTGGCTCTGTACAATTCTACCAACCTTTTGTACAATTTTTTGATAGTAGTGGAGATTTAATAATATAATGGAAGATATAATACAGAGATTATCGGCATCTATGTTTGGAACTTGGGCTAGTTTTAGTTTACAGAGTGTTGATTCTCTGGCTTCTATATTCTGTTCTGTCCTTGTTAGTATACTAACAATCATATCTATTTATAAAATAACTAATAATAAATGAGGAAGGAACATAAAAGTAGTAAAGGTGGATTAACGCAGAAAGGTAGGGATTACTTTAAAAGAACGGAAGGAGCTAATTTAAAACCACCTGTAACATCATCAAACCCTAAAGGAAAAGACAAGGCTAGGAAGAAATCTTTTTGTGCTCGTATGAGTGGAGTTAAAGGACCGATGATGAAAGACGGAAAACCAACAAGGAAGAATTTAGCCCTCAAAAGGTGGAAATGTTAATCTAAAAGAAAGTAGTCATATGAGTTTATATAGAAATATTAACAAAAGAAAAAAAGCTGGAACTAGCAGACCTAAATCTAAATCAACAATTAGTCCTAAGGCATATGCTAATATGAAAGCTGGATTTCCTAAAAAGAAAAAGAAATAATGCCAACAGAATTACTAGCAATGCTCGGAGGAGGGATGAGTGGATTTATATTCAAACTCATCGGAACGATGGTATCTGCACAGCAAGCAAATGTAGATAACCTAATTAAGAAGTCTGAGGCACATACACAGAGTGCTAATGAAGCAGACAAAAGAGGCGGAGCAGGAGGTGCTTGGGTACGAAGGTTCATCGTAGTCGTAGTATTATTTGGTGTTGTAATAGCACCATTTATACTGGCACATAGTGGCGATGGTGTTACTGTAGCGAAAGAATACAGCAAATGGTTTGGATTTATAAAAGGAACAACTTATGAAACCCTACATGGATATGTCATCTTACCAGAAATCAGAACATCAATCATCACCATTGTATCATTCTATTTTGGCTCATCAACGGTTAAATAATAATATGAAATGCAATATATGTAAATGGATAACAAAACTGCCAAAAATAAACTCAGGGAATTGCGTGATTCTTTGTCCGAAATCTTGGATGAAGGCAATTCTGAGCACATTAAAGACAGTATTAAGGAAGTCCGTAGAACTGCTGAAGAAGGTAGTAAACAGCTTAAAAAGTCTCTTGTTGAGCAAATAAAAAGTCTACCTGTTGTAGACAAAGTAGCACAGCTAGGTACTGCTGGTACTATAGCTATAGGCTCTTCTGCTGTTACACAAGTAGATTTAGCTAAAGATTATACTGAGGTTTTTGTAGCTGAGGTAGCACAAGACGTTATAGAAGAAAGGTTTGAAGTACCACACTTCATTGATTCCTTTGTAGATTTCGATAATCTACATATATGGGGACAAGAGATTATTGCTGAGAAGGTTGCTGAGGTTTCCGAACTACAACAGACTTCTCAACCAGCTGGTGAGACTTCGGACACCAAACAAGGAACTTCTGCTTCTTCCAATAATTCTTCCTCCGAAAAGTCCGCTCAAAACGATCAGCAACAACAAACTGATAAATCACAAGAGTCACAAAAGACAGAGCAACAACAAAAAGAGCAAAATTCATCTAAAAATAGCGATTCAGAAAAAGATAACAAAGGTACGCAAGAGTCAGACCAACAACAAAAAACTGAAGGTAAGCCAGAGTCTCAAGAAACAGAAAGTAATTCATCATCTGATTCTGAGGCAAAATCAAGTAATGTCAACTCTGAATTACCTATAGTAGAAACACCTTTTGAGCCAATGGGCGATGAGATAAAGCCTCATTCAAGCATTAGACCAGTATCTCCAGTACAATGATAGAATACATACTAAATAATTATAAAGATGACCTCATGGCTATGGGTCTTGCCTATGTTGGTATAATATCTATTATAGCAATGTTCTTACCTAAGAATAATATAATAAATAAGTTACTAAAAGAATTTAAAGATATTTTTAAGAAATGAGTCACGAACTTACATACCCAGAATTAATACTAGAACCAGACCCACAATGGGAGTCTATTAGTATAAATACAGATTTAAATTATTTTTATGTACCATCTCTACCTGAATGGGCTAGATTTGAGTACGATGGATTATTGTACGAGGGAGTACAGTATAATTGGGATGAAGTAGATTTTAGACTATCTGCTGATTTAGCAATACCAGAACCTTCAACATATGTTCTATTTGCTGGATTTGCGGTATTGTTATACACATTAATTAAAAGGAGGAAATAATTATGCCATTCGGAAAAGGAACATACGGAAGTAAAGTTGGTAGACCATCAAAAAAAGCTAAAGCTAAAGGTCGAGCAATGATGAAAGGAAAAAAGAAATAATGCACTCACCTAATCATATGCCCCAAGGTAAATCTATTATGAAGCGTACAGACCGCAGAAATGGAAATTTACCTAACCCTGCATCCCTCAATAGAAGGATGAATAATAGAATGATGAGTGGTAACACAGGAAGACCTCCTGTAACAGCTAGGAACATGAGAGCTTCTAGAAATGCACCAAGGGAAACACAGATGCCTCCACAACAGGCTTTTTCTAGAACTAGACCTAGGGGTGAATTTGATATAACTCCCATGTCAGATGAGATGTACATGAGACCAGACGCTTCTGCACCTAGAAGACCTATAGCTTAATGCCAAGATACCAGACATATGGAACATTAGACGATAAACAATTAGAGGATTATGATTCTAGTTTTATTGGGTTTAATAACAGGCTAAGACCAGATAATTTAAAAGCTGGTTTATTTTCTGATGCTAAAAACTTCAGATTTGACCTAGAGGGTGTTGCACAGGTTCGTAAAGGTATAAGCATATTATCAAATCCTGTTACGCTAGATACTAATACGGAATTTATATTACCTTTTTATCTATATGCTAATGTAGTATCAAATTCATTAAGTTCTAGTAGTCTAGTTGGCGATGTACTTACTTTAAATTTTGGAGGTCCTCATGAGATTGTAAATGGTACAACAATAGGTGTAAGTCTTACAGACCCCTTAACTAATTTTAATAATAATAGTAATTTTAAAGCAAATGTAACATCTACGACACAGCTAACGATTACTATTCCAAATGTCTCAGGTACACCAACGGGCACAGCAACCGTAGGAGCACCTTATCTTTCAGAAAACTTTACAACAGCTACTTACGCATCTGCTAATTATACTGATGCTTATTACGACTCTAAGGAATATATAATATTAGTATCTAATGACTCTGCATTTGGTGTAAGAATATCAGACGCAGTTTCATTTAAGATAGGTTACCCTATAAATGTACAAGTAACTGAAAACTCTAATACTATACAGGCTTTTTATAAATCATATATTTTTAGAAAAGGTAGTACAGCATTAGAAAATACTTTAAAAATCTCAGATATTGCAAGTGCTGTTTTAGACAATTCAACAAGTAAGGTCACAGTAACAACAGTAACTAACCATCATTTAGAAACAGGGGATAAGGTAACTATAAGTAATCTTATTGGTTCAGGTTCAGGCGGTGCAGTAACTACAGACCCAAATGGTGTACAAAAAGAAATAACTAAAACAGGAGATAAAACATTTACATATGCTTTATCGGGTGGCAACGAAACATATGTTACTACTACTAATCCTATCGTTTGTAGTGATTACACAAAGGTTGAGAGTGGAACATATACACAACCTACACTAAAAGGTGTAACTAATGATTGTACTATAATAAATGGTATTTGTACCGTTACTATAAGTAACTCAGGTGCAGATAAGGTTATAGTAGGTGATATCATAAGCATAGTTGATAAAGGAGGGACAGGACTCACAGTTGGTGATACATATGAGATAGCAACATCTAGTGATACAGATTTTACATTTAATATACCAGAAGGTGTACCGAATGTGGGTACTGCTGGTGCGGGTAATGGTGTTGCACTAGATTTGACCGTGAGATTATCATCAGGTCAAGGTTTTACACATATGCCAGCACCTGAGTTTGGTGTTACACATTCTAATAGATTAGCTGTACCATACTTCTTTTCTACAGGCGTAGCGGATGATGTGTTTACATCACGCAATGTAGATGATGAGATACTTATCTCAGGTGCATTCAAACCAGATACCTTCGATACACCCTTTGCTACATTTATAACATCTCAGGCAGGCGATAATGATTCATTAGTTGGCTTATTCTCATTTGCTGATGATAAATTAGTAGTATTTAACAGAAAATCTATATCATTGATACAGAATGTTAATAGTGTAGGATTTAGGGATACAGTAAATCAATTAATCACACAAGAACTAGGGCTTGTGGCTAGAAAATCTATTATACAAGTTGGTAATGAATTAATATTTTTATCCGATAATGGTGTATATGGATTATCATTTGAGGATTTGTACAACTTGAGAGGTAGTGAAGTTCCATTATCTGAGTCTATAAATCTCACAATGAATGATATAAATAAAGATTTGTGGGATAAATCTACAGGGGTTTATTTCAATAATAGATATTATTTAGCAGTACCCCTAAATACTAAAGACTCAGATGGTAATACAGTATTAGCTACAGGCAATAATGCTATATTAGTTTATAACTTTTTAAATAGACAATGGGAATCTGTAGATACGGTAGCTAGTGTTGATGGTTCAGGAAACCCGCTAAATTTTGAGGTGCTCGATTTAATCGTTGCAGGTGAGGGTGATAAGAGGGCAGTATATGCTACATCATCATTAGGTGCTATACATCAACTAGAAGGTATGACTATACCAGCAGACCAAGTTATTACATCAGTTGGGGCAACACCTAATCTATCAACTATACCTGCTTCATTAACTACAAGATTATATAATGCTGGAGTAATAGATAGAAAAAAATGGAAAGACTTTGAATTTCATGTGCAAGGTGGTGATTATATGAATGTAAACTACTTTGATATTACAGCACAAACAGAAAATACTGATTACACACTAGATTTAGGTAATGTTCGCACATACAATAACGGTGAGAACATTACTCTAGATGAAGATGTTTCTGTGAGAGGTAGGATTGGAAATCCTAGAGGATATGGTATAAAATTTACATTCGATAACTTCTTAGGTAGAGTAAAATTTAAATTAATTAAAACAACAGGGGCGATAGCATTTAATTCAACAGAAAGAGCAATATAATGGCAAAATTAACAACATCACAGAATTTCAACACAGGTAATCAGGTTACAGCATCTTCGCTTAACGCAATAATTTCTGGTGCTGAAATATCAACAGATTCGGTAGACGATCAAACAATAGCAGTATCTACTGGTGCATCATCGGGTATCCTAAGCGTAAAAAGCGGAGGTATAAGTAGCACGCAGTTAGGTACAGATGCTGTACTTACAGCAAATATAAAAGACTCAACAGGCACAACAGATGGTGTTACGTTCAGTAAGTTAAGATACATAGGAGATTTAAAAGTTATCGGTAATGTATCTGGCAGTTCGGCACAACCGTCAGAGGTAACTATTAACAATAGTGATACACTATCTGGAGCTTCAGCAACTACATTAGCAACAGACGTTAGTATCAAGAATTATGTAGACTCAGATGCGGTAAAACTAGCTGGATTTAATCCAACTACAATAAGTGATGGCTCTTCTGATGGTACGGGAAATAGAGGTACTACAATTTTACTACCAAACTCATTAGTAATGAAGGTAGGAGCAGTAGCACCCGCTGATAGTACAACCACGACAACTACAATCACATTTGCTGATTCTAGTGCAGGTGGTTCAAATTTTGCTAGTGTGTATAGTGCTAATGTGGATATAGAAAAAGATGAAGCTTTAGCAGATAATAAAGCTTACGTAAAATCATTAAATACAACAACATTAGTTATAGAACATACAGCGGGTGTAACTAGAGTACACTACACAGTCTATGGCAAATAATGTTGAAATCTGTATATAGTTTATTTTTAAAATTAGATAGACTTATTTTTAACTATTTAGTTAAGAATAAGTTTATTATGCATTTTAATGGTCCACAAGGGTCTCTAGATGATTTCCTTAATAATCAGGGCAATAGTGGTGTTAACGCTGGACCAGATGTTAGTGATTCAGATATAGATAACTGGGAAGGTTGGGATTTCGACAATATGCCTGAAATTTATCAGGCATCTCAGTTAACACAAGACCTAGTAGATTTCGACCTATCATCAGATGATTTTTATTCATTTAATATAGGTAATTACGATGAGATGGGTGAGATTTACGATTTCGATGAAATCGATATGTATGGATTTGAACAAGACCCATATGTTTACGGATTAGGTTTTGAAATGGGATTAGACCTAGGTCTAGACTATGGCATGGCTGAAGAGTTGGGCTTTGAAGTACTAGATGACTTTAACGATAGAGGTTTTGTAGATACTGAAAAATATTTAGACCCTGATAGTTATTACAATCCAGAAAATTTCAATATACCAGAACTACCAAAAAACTGGAATGACCAAGCAGGTGATTCTTTTTTAAATAGGGACGATATATCAAATATAGATGAGGCACTCATTGCTAATGAAGCAATGGATTATAATGAAGATTTACCATATTATGAATTACCTGACTTTGTAGTAACACCAAATATAACAGAAGCCGATTTACAAGATATGCATCGCTATGATGATTTCTTGGAAAATGAGGGATATGACCGTGATTTCATTGATGAGATGTGGCACGACCAAGAGTTATATAACAGTCTAGCTGACTTCTATGATAACGATATAGGCACATTAGAGGATTTAATTGATGGTACAACAGATGATAGGCAATCGAAATTAGGTACTAAGGAGTTAATGGATCGTGAGAAAGCTGAATATGCTCAAGCTATTAAGAGATTACGAGACTATAAAGAATTTTTAGATAGGGGAGATAAGCGTGGATTCGATAAAGATTTGCCAGTTAGGCAAGAAAAATTACAAGAATTAGAAAATGAATTACTTGATGCTAGAGAAAAATTATTTGGTATTAGAGAATATGAATATGCGGTAGACCCTGAGACTGGACAACAAACAGATGAGATAATTCCCCCTGAGATAACTCCTGATAGTTCTTTTGGGTCATATCTCATGGGCTTAGATGTCAATAGTGCAGAATATCAATATTATATTAATATTGAAGAAAACGAAGATGGTACTTACGAAAGCACTCCTAATGTAGAAAATTTCATAAATAGTATGTGGAATGAGGCATTAGACTTTAGTCCAGAAGAACTAAACCAAAAGATAGAAGAGGCTAATATTCAAACATATGACCTCTCTGGTGGTTTTGCACCAAGCTTAACAGGCAATAGGGAAAGACATGAAAGTCTTTGGTTATTAGCAACAGCGGGTGACCTTATATCTGGAGGGTTAAAAGGGACAGCTTTATTAGCTTCTCAAGAAGGTATAAATTTCACAATAAATAATTTTGCTAATTTTGCTAATAAATTAGCCAATACTGGTATAGATATTTACAATACCCTAACAGGTGGCGATGTAGCAAATGTTAATATCGACCCTCCAAATTTGTATGTTGGAGATGCTTTAGCAGTATGGTTAAATGAGATAAGTGGAGGTGCATTTAATAAAATAGAAGATGCATTAAGTTTCATAAAACCTTTTGTTCCTGCGGGTCTATTAGATGCAACTTTACCCACAGGTAGAAACTATATAGAAGGTGGTGATAACTTCATTGATAGTATCATAAATGCTGAAACATCAGGAGACTTGTTTGACCAAATAGGAAGAATGCAAAAAGATGGCACTTTCCAAAAAATAGCAGAATCTGGAAGTTATGATACATATGAAGAAGATTTAGAAGCTGGTGGTATTCGTGGTGCATTAGCAAACGTTAAGCAATTCTTCAAGAATACAGGCTTCAAAATGCAAAGAGTATTTTCCCCTATATTATCTCATAGGATATTTGATGCAGTATTTAGTGGTGGAGACCCAATGCAGATTGGGACTGTGGATGGTGTACCTATTGTAGATTTACCATCGAATATACTGGGGGCATATGGACATTTAGCAGGACCTAGAAGTGCTAGTGAATATTACAATGCTATCAAAGATGCTGGATACGACCCAGAAAACTTTAACCCAGAGGATTTAAATGATTTAAGAAATATTTGGATTAATTTAGTTAATGGCAATGAAGAAATACAAGCTGAGCTTTATAGTAATATAAATACAGAAAATGTTACAGAACTAGGCTTAGACGCTATAAACGAGGCAATAGAATCCAACTTTGGTACGAGTATTTATGGTTTAAATGATGCTCAGGCATATGCTTTCCTTCAAGAATTAGCCAATAATATGGCTAATACAGAGGATGGTTATGAACTATCAAATGGATTTGTAATAAGCCAAGATATCCTAAATGAGATTGATATCGAAAGTATGTATCCTAATTGGGATGATGAGAAAGCAAGTGATTACGTTAATGATTTCGCAAATGGTATAACAAATAACTCTGATTATGATTTTATTACAGAGGGTGGTATAGCTAATATACCTTTAGATTCTGATTTTGAACAAATCTATACCTTACCTGATTTTGTAGTTTCTGCTACTGACCCAAGATATGATAATTTTAGTGCGATAAATGAATTCAATGATTTTGCTTACAATATGTCATTCTTCAATGATGAGATATATAATACTGCTATGCAAGATGCAGTAGATGCATATAACGAAGCAACAGGTGAAAACATAGAAGTACCAGTAAAGGGGTCAATTTCTGCTCCATTAAGGGGTGTTGAGGATATATCTCCATATGCAAGTTTAAGTGAAAAATATACAAAACTTGCTGAGATGGTTCGTAATGGTACTATAACAAAAGGTGAAGCATATACTTATTTAAATCAATTCGGTACTAGAGATTACGGATTCAATCCTTATGACCCTTCATCTATGCCATACGACCCAGAAGAGGTTATACGAGAGGATTTTGACGCTTTCCTTATATCGGAAGAAAAAAGATTAGGTATACACGATGAAGATAACGATGGAGTATATGACCAAGATGATGTAGCTCCCGATGACCCTAATATTATGTTAGGGGATGCTGACAACGATGGTATTGATGACTTTATAGATGAATATTTAGATGATAGAGATAATGATGGTACTGTAGATTCTGAGGATGACTTTCCAGATGACCCTAATTATGACACAGATACTGACCAAGATGGTGTAGCAGATGAATTAGATGCTTTTCCTTACGACAGTTTAGAACAAACAGATACTGACGGAGATGGAGTAGGCGATAACTTAGATGATTTCCCAGAAGACCCACTAGAACAAACTGATACAGATGGAGACGGTGTTGGTGATAATTTAGATGATTTCCCTAATAATCCTAACGAATTTGAAGATTTAGATTTTGACGGTTTAGGCGATAGTAGTGAAGACCCATATCCTAATGATAGAGATAATGATGGTACTATAGATGCAGAAGATGAGTTTCCTGATGACCCAAATGAATGGGATGATATAGATGGTGATGGAGTAGGCGATAATGAAGATGCTTTCTTTACAGACCCAGATGAATGGAAAGATACAGATGGAGATGGAGTTGGAGATAATTCCGATGACTTCCCAGATGACCCTGAATTTAGTTCAGATATAGATGGTGACGGTTATGCAGATGAAATAGATGAGTTCCCTAATGACCCGAATGAAGCAGAAGACCAAGATGGTGATGGCATTGGAGATAATGAAGATGGTGAGTTCGCTCTAGACTTCGATAATGATGGCGTAGATGACCCAGAAGACGATTTCCCAGAAGACCCGACTGAAACCACCGATACGGATGGCGATGGCGTAGGGGACAATACAGATGCCTTTATAGACGACCCGAATGAGACGACAGATACCGATGGAGACGGTGTAGGTGATAATAGCGACCAATTTATAGACGACCCTAATGAGACAACTGACTCGGATGGAGACGGAGTGGGCGACAATGCAGATGCTTTCGATGATGACCCTAATGAGACAACTGACTCAGACGGGGATGGAGTAGGAGATAATACTGATGAGTTCCCAGACGACCCTGATGAAACAGTTGATAGTGACGGAGATGGAATGGGTGACAACGAAGATATGTTCCCAGATGATGCTGATGAAACCATAGACTCTGATGGAGATGGGTTAGGAGATAATGAAGATGATTTCCCCAATGACCCTGATGAAACTATAGACTCGGATGGAGACGGACTAGGGGACAATGAAGATGAGTTTGATGATGACCCAAATGCTAAATATGATACAGACGGAGACGGAACAGCAGATTTTTATGATGATTTCCCTGAAGATTCATCAGAGACTACTGACTCCGATGGAGACGGTGTGGGTGATAATGCAGATGATTTTCCAGATGACCCTAATTTCGACACCGATACGGATGGGGATGGCTATGATGATAGTATAGACGATTTCCCTAACGATGCTGATGAATGGGAAGACCAAGATTCTGACGGAGTAGGAGATAATGAGGATGACTTCCCAATAGACCCAAGTGAGACAACTGATTCTGATGGGGACGGTGTAGGGGATAATGCAGATGACTTCCCTGACGACCCTGACTACTTTAGTGATAGAGATGGTGATACTGTTCCAGATGAGATAGATGATTTCCCTGATGACGAGAGATACGATTTAGATACTGACGGAGATAATACCCCTGATGAGATAGATGATTTTCCGAATGACCCAGATGAAGATACAGATTCTGATGGTGATGGTACAGGAGATAATGAAGATGTATTTCCGTATAATCCTAATGAGATAAAAGATTCTGATGCAGATGGAGTAGGTGACAACGCAGACGCATTCCCTGATGATGCAACAGAAACATTAGATTCTGACGGAGATGGTGTAGGAAATAACGAGGATGCATTTGATGATGACCCAAATGAGACGAAAGATAGTGATGGGGATGGGGTTGGAGACAACGAGGATGCCTTTGACGATGACCCTAATGAAATACAAGATTCTGATGGGGATGGTGTTGGCGATAATGCAGATGCTTTTCCATTAAATGAAAGAGAACAATCAGATAGAGATGGCGATGGTATAGGGGATAATACAGATGCATTCCCTGATGATGCTGATGAGTGGAATGATATGGATGAAGATGGGGTTGGAGATAACGAGGATGAGTTCCCTGAAGACCCACTAGAGACTAAAGATAGTGACGGTGATGGTGTTGGCGATAGAGCAGACGACTTCCCAGATGACCCAACGTTTAGTTCTGATATTGACGGAGATGGCTACGCAGATGAGATAGATGATTTCCCAGAAGACCCTAATGAGGCAGAAGACCAAGACGGAGATGGAGTAGGCGACAACTCAGACCAGTTTCCTTTAAACCCGAATGAGACGACAGATACTGATGGTGATGGTTATGGTGATAATAGCGACCAGTTCCCAAATAATCCTAATGAATGGGAAGATGAAGATGGTGATGGTTTAGGAGACAATGAGGAAGACCCAAGTACATTCGACAGAGACAATGATGGTGTCATTGATGATTTAGACAGCTTCAAAGACGACCCTACAGAGTCTGAAGACTCTGATGGAGATGGCATTGGTGATAATTCTGACCCATACCCATTAAACGAAGATGTTTTAGATGATGATAGCGATGGAGTTGCTAACGCTTTCGATGCCTTTCCAGAAAACCCTAATGAAACAGTAGACTCTGATGGTGATGGCAGAGGAGATAATGAAGACTTATTTCCAAATAATCCTGACGAGTGGGAGGATGAAGACGGTGACGGTTTAGGGGATAATGTAGAAGACCCAAGTACATTTGATAAGGATAATGATGGGGTTATAGATGATTTAGATGCCTTTATAGATGACCCTAATGAGTCTGAAGATTCTGACGGAGACGGTATTGGTGATAATAGCGACCCGTATCCATTAAATGAAGATGTTTTAGATGATGACGGTGACGGTGTTGCTAACGCATTCGATGTTTTTATAGATGACCCGACAGAATCTGTAGATACAGATGGAGATGGTGTAGGGGATAATGCTGATTTCGACCCCAACAACCCCGACCTAAGATATGATACCGATGGTGATGGATATGCAGACAGTATAGATAGCTTCCCAGAAGACCCTAATGAACAAGAAGACCAAGATGGAGATGGTATAGGAGATAATTCTGACCCGTATCCATTAAATGAAGATGTATTGGATGCTGATGAGGATGGTGTCGCTGATGCTTTTGATGATTTTCCTGAAGACCCAAATGAATCCATTGACACAGATGGTGACGGTGTAGGAGATAATGCAGATTTTGACCCTAATAATCCTGATTTAAAATATGATTCAGATGGAGATGGATATGCAGATAGCATAGACAGCTTTCCTAACGATGGTACAGAATGGGAAGACCAAGATAACGATGGTAAAGGAGACAACTCAGATGAATATCCATTAAACGAAGATGTCACAGATACAGACGGTGATGGCGTTATGGATGCATTCGATTTTGACCCTAATAATGCTGATGTACAAACAGACCCTAACACCACCGATACGGATGGAGATGGTGTCTTTGATGCATTTGATTTTGATATAAATGACCCTAATGTATCAGTAGACCCAAATACTATAGATACAGATGGAGATGGGATTCCCAATTATTTAGATGATTACCCAGATGACCCTAATCAAAATGATGCTTCAAATAACAATGGTGATAATGGTTTTGATGATGGACAAAATAATGATGGTAATCCTTTTGATGGTAATAATCAGAACGTAACTTTCCCTGACCAAACAGGCACATCAGCGGAAAGTAACGTTGACGCAAATGGTATAATAAACGGAAGCTTTGTAAATATGGCAGAAATAAAAGAAAACGATCCAGTATATAGTATAATAAGATATACTCACGGTGCAGAAAAAGCTGAGGAAGTAAGAGGATTTGGTATAACACATCCTACTGTACAACAGTATCTTAGAGAGTATCAGATTGACTCTGGTAACCTTAGCTTAGATGTACAAGAAGAACTTGCTCCTAGGTCACAACAATTAGGTGCTGAGATTAGGAGAGAACAGACAAAAACTGATATAGATGATATTAATCTATTAGGTGCTGATTATAGAGATGCGATGATGGGCTCGCAACCATCTGCATCTAAAGCACTCGGTAAGCTAGAGGCACAGATGGATAGATTTGAGTCTCGTGCATTAGGAGGTCCATCTACTAGAGAGCAATATTTAGCATCAGAGGGTGCATTTGCATTTGGTAAATCTAGAGGTAGACCAAGTGATGATATAACTAGATTTGAGCAATATAACTTAATGGATGATGTCGTGAGACAGAATGAGCAAAATCTCAGCACATCTATACAGAATGTAATGAACTCTGAGAGATTTATTACTGGTGATATTGCAGGTAAGATTACAAGACAATCACCATATGAGGCAGGAATAAATGCAATGAATACACCTCTTGGTTTCGCTGATATGGTAGATATTGGTACAAGTAATTTTGCTAACCAAGAACAAGAGGCATTACTAAATAGACAGCTTAATGAATATAGAAGAGAAATGGCATTAGTAGATAGGGTAAATGAACCTAATAAATATGAATCATTAGTATTGGGCATAGAAGATGTTACTAACGCACTAGATTCAATAGCTAGTTTCCCATCACAGATGAGAAATATAACTAGAGGTGTAGGTGATTTAGTAAGCGGACTTGGCACATTCTTTGATGGCAAAAAAGGTAATGCATTTACTACACCTAATTACTATGGTAACCAAAACAGTAGTTTTGGGTCAAGTAATGTACAATTAGGAAGTTTCAAGCAACCAGATTACGGTGATGCTTTAAATAGTCTTATATACGGTAGTAATAAATACAATTAATTATGGTACAATTTACAAATCAACCTCGTGGTGTGGATGCACGAATGGGTGTAATCGACCAATCTGCTACATTGCAGTTAGGTAAAGCTGGTATCGATAACTTATCTAATGCAAAATTAGCTAAAGCTAACAGAGATAGAGCAAAATTTGCTAAGATACAAGAAAGGCAAAGACTATCACAAGATGCACAAGCTATGGTGTTAGGTCAATTAGAGGCTAACCAAGGTTTAGAAACATACCTAGAGAATGATGAATCTGAGTTAGGTCTTGCTTATGATAGATTTAAGGAGGGTAAAGCTAATGACCGTGATAACTTGATGTTAGCGGGTGTTACTAATTCATATATAACAGAGAAGCAAAATGCATCAGCAAGAGGTTTACAGGATGCACAAGCAGAGGCTGTACTACAAGGTATACAGAATGAGAAATCATCTGGTGAGGCTACTGCAATGTCCTTTAAGGCAGTCTATGATGAGAAAACTGGTAAGAAAACTGGTGAGATAGAATATGACCCATCTATTGGTATGGCATATTTGCAAGCGAATAACCCAAATGCTATACAAACATTTCAACAAAATAATTTAGCACTAGAAGCCAACAAAGCTAAAATAGATTTAGCAAAAAAGAAAAGTGCTACAGAATATACATTAGCACAGGCAAAATTATTAGAGGCACAACAAGCACAATCTGACCAAGCAGTAGAAAAGTTAAATTTAGGAGCATCTGCAACAGCAAATAAAAACGCACAAGAGCGATATGATGCGGGCAATAGAATGTCTGTTGCTGAATTTCAGTCAGATTTCTTTGCTAGTGGTGGTACTGATATAAGTAAACTTGATGTAGCAGGTGCACAAGAATCTGGATTGATTACAGACAAAGGTGATGCAGAAGACAAAATAGAGATAGAACAAGCTAAAAAGGATGAGAATACTCGCACTACTTCTATGCTAGGACAGGATATGAGATTCTTATTAAACTCTAATAGGAAAGTACAGAGCATTATAGATAATTTAGATGATGACTTCTCTATTGGAAATATAGGAATGATGGGAACTGGGGTATTAAGTGATATGGGTAATACAGGAATCCTTTCAATGATACCCACATTTGGTGTTCAAATAAAAGCAGATTTAGCTGTATTACAAGGTAGAGAAGCATTAGGTTATCTCATGACAATGAAAGAAAATAGTGAGAATGGTGCTTCAGGTTTAGGTCAAGTATCAAATGTTGAGATTGGTTTATTGATGAGTCAACTAGAGGGGCTACAGAATAGGCAACTAGGTTCTAGAGCAGAACTTAAACAAGCTGTTACTGATTATCGCTATTTAAGCAATCGCATAATGTATGCTAAGTACGAAGAATACAAAAGAAAGTATAAGTTAACAGACGAGAAAGCAATAGAAACATTAGGTATAGCACCAAATACAATGAATCTAGTAGAGGATAGCTTAAAGAAATTTGAGGAGGATTACCCCACAAAAGCATATGATTATGGCGGTGGTTATATCACATTGAAAAAGAATCCTACAAATTACTTAGAACCTGAACCTACTCCAGAGCCTGAACCAACACCTACGCCTACACCACCTAATCCTGCGGGCTCTAAATATACAGTAACTTCGGTTAACGGACAGCCTCAATGAGCATAAATACTTATACATTTGAAGACCTGAATAAAAATGTGTATACAGTTCAGGGTTTCTCACCACCTACAGAGGAGGATATGGATGCTATTGTTTTGCAACAAAGACAAACATCTTACGATAGGGTGAGAACTGGTGAATACAAAAACATAGCAGGTACATCTTTTGCTAAAAATAAAAAAGATAATACATATGGTGGAGGAGTTACAGCATCACTTGAGCAAGATATGGCTTTTGTATTTGATGTACCAGTAGACCAAGTAGACGCAGGCTCAGGAGTAAATGGCTCTGGTATCACAGGATTTTTAAAAAATTTATGGATGAAAGCTGGTTTAGATATGAGAGCCAACTTTCAGGAAAAATATGATGCTGTAACAAATAAATACGGTAAAGAAAATATCATGGTTATGGAGGTTGATGGTAAACCTCGCATGATATTAGATACGCAAAACCAAGATGGTCAGCCTAAGTATATGTTTATAGATTCTGAAGGCTTTTCTGCATCTGATATAGGTGATGCTACAGAAGAAATATATAGAGCGGGTGCTACTCTTGGTACACTTGCTATGGTCAAGGGAAGTGTAGCATTAGATGTTGCAACTATGGGTGCTACTAAGCCACTTACATTAGGTGCACAAGTAGCGGGAGTTAGTTTCCTAGCAGATATGGGAGCACAAACAATCAATGATATTGTTGTTGGTGGTTACGACAGAATTGTACAAGATACAGTAAATACTGTTAAGATGCCTTATGGTCAATTTCTGAAAGAACAAGCTAAAGATAACGCAAAACAAAGTGCTATGGGAGTACCAATAGATATAGCACTACCAGTAGCGGGTAGATATATATCAGGATTTGCTGGTAATGGTATAGATAAGTATGCACAAAATCTCATAGCATCAACAGAAAGATTAAATAAAGAATTTTTAAAGGATGCACAAAAAATATTTATAGCATCTGGTGCACGAACTAACAAGCAAGGTATCCTAATAGACCAATTCTCTACGCAGTATTCAAATACTATGAGAAAGAATTTTGAGAATATCAGGGAATCTCTACTATATGTACAGAATGCTATGAAAACAGGTAGTAGCAGAGAGATAGCACAAGTTGTAGAGGATGTACAAAAGAAAATTGTAAGAGATTATCAGATTTTAACAACAAAGATAGCAGATGGTGACCCAGTATTGCAAAAAGCATTACAAAAAAATCTTGAAAATAAACTAAAAGAAAATGGCATAGACACATTTTTTAGAGCAGATCAAGGCGGTAATCAACTTCAAGGACTTTTAGATAAATCATTCTTTGGTAAGAAATCACTAAAAGATACTAAGTATGAGACAGCATACAAATTAGCTGACAATGAGGGGCTACAATATAATATGTTTGGTGTATACCAACAGATAAATAAAGCACTCAATGCTATAGGTTCTCAGCCCAAGAAGGTACAAAAGCAATTACTATCATCACTTAATGGTGCATTAGGAACTCAATATAAGAGTCTACAGGAGATAAAGGGTATAACCAAACAAAAGTTAAAAGGTAAGCCAAATACTATTAATATGAAGCAATTAGATGCTATCATTGCTAGATATGCAGATGAGGCAAACTATTCATCTACAATGAAAGGTAGTGATAAAACATCACAAATGATACTTTCTGAAAAAATATCTAACAATCTGAGACAATTTAGAAATGATGCAGTATATACATTTGATAGAAGAGGTAAGCCCCAGTTTAAGAAAGGATTTGAAAATACTGGTAAGCAATTATTTGAAGCTAATACATATTACAATAAAGAATATATGCCATTCTTTAATCTTTTCGGTAATAAACTTTTAGATAGAGGTGCTGGTTATAGTGCAAAATATAATCCCAATAGCCCAGATAAATTCTTAATGACTGGCGGACAGGCTATCGACAATATTCTCACGGGTAAAGGTATGGTAGATAGATACATTAAATTACTAGACCCAAGTGATAGAAGTGGTGCATTGAATATATTAAGAAAAAGATATATGCAGATGTCTGGTGCTGATGGTACTTTTAAGATTGGTGCAAATAACCCGATAAAATATGATACAAATACAGTAGGTCAATTATTCATACAAAGAGATGCTATGGGTAACTTACCTACTGGTAAAGCATATGATAAGGCATTGAGAGAACAGGTGAGACGAATAGATGCGTTAAATGATATAGCTAAAGTTGATGCTTCTGTGATAAAAACTTTTAGTGAAGGTGACGTGAGACAACTTATGGGTGCTTCGACACCAGCACAAGCTGACGCAATGATTAAAAAATTAAGAACTATTGCTAATGACCAGATAAAAGTCAAAAAGATGGAAGCGAGTTCTGTTTTAAATCATGTTATAAAAACAGGAGAGTTCAACATACAGCCTAGTATGTTTGCTGATTTGTTACTGAATGCTGATAAGGCTACAATAAAAGCATTTAAGGGGTGGATGGCAAAAGCTAATAAAGATGGCAACAATGAGATGGTAGAAAATATCAAGACTGCCGTTATCAATGAGCTTGAGACAATGGCTAAGAGAGGTACAGGTAGAGAACAGTTTGCTTCAGCAGAGTTATTTGACCCACAAACTATGAAGAATATTCTAGCAGAGAATACAACAACTGGATATAATGCTAGAGAAATTCTTGGTAAGAATACAGTCAGAAATCAAATTGATGTAGCTAATGTATTAGATTATGCATCAGAACAAGCAATAAGAGATGCGGGAGGTAGAGCAGTTATGAGTAGTGCGGGTGCAACGTTTGTTTTCTCAGACTTAGTACCTATGACTCAAAACAAACTATATGGTCTTGTTGCTTCTAATCCTTTCTTAGGTAAATATATGTCTAGGAATGCGGGGCAAGATGAGCTAAAACACAGAATTGGTATGATGCTACCATATGCATTGGTTGCAGAAAATGGTTGGAAGCAATTATCGATGACTGCAAACCAAGATGCAAAGTTACAATATTACCTAGAAAAAGAATTTGAAGGTATCGGATTAACGATAGGAGAGATGCAAAGAAGATTAGACCAACAAAAGGCACAGATGCAAATGTTCAATCAGAGGACTTCGCAACCTTAGCTTTTTCTTTTAGTTCTTTTATTCTCTCGTTTATCTCTTTTCTTCTATCTGTTAGTGCATTAATTCTATGCGATATAGTTCTAGATTCATCTCTGTATAAATGAATCCTAGTTTCTAACTCTTCTAGTGATAGTTCTGCTTTCATAATAAATAATAAAGGGTGTCCAAACTTTGCAAAATGAAGCTAAAACAAAGCAGAGAGCCTTACGGACATCTCACACCCTTATAAAAATCTTCCTACATAATGGTCAAATACAAATGTTCCACTCGTGTCTCTTTCTCCTTCTCTGTTCTTAACCAATTTATACTCTAACTCTACATACGGTTGCCCATTCTTGTCAAGCTTTTTACTCATTTCTATGTCTCCATTTTTAGGATACATCATTAAAATAATGTCTGCATCATTCTCTACATCTCCACTATCTTTTAGGCTATAAATATTAGGTTTACCACTCTTTGCACCCTCTCTGTTTATCTGTGCTAAAAGAACAACAGGTACATTTAGTTCCATTGCCATTTGCTTGATACCGTGAGATACTTCTGCTATGCCATCACACTTTGACATCTTTCTATCCCAAGGTATGAGTTGCAGATAATCTATAACTATATATTCTATGTTATGTTTTCTTTTTAACTGCCTGCTTCTCGCCTTCAGCTCCGTGATATTCTTAACATAGTTGATGATATGTATATTAGAATTGCAAAGTTTTTCCGTAGCTTCCATCAATTCGGTAAAATCCTGATCCTTATTTAGCTTTGTATTGCTGTGGTTGATATTTTTACCTGATGATATCTGCGTCATTCTCTTCATTATCTGGTCAGCAGGCATCTCAAAAGAGAAAATAGCAACTCCTTTGTTTTCTACAAGTGCTGTTCTCAGGGCAAAGTTCAATGCTAATTGAGATTTACCACAAGATGTTGGTGCTGAGATTACCATAACTTCTCCTCTTCCTAGTCCACCCTCAGGTAACTTATCATCAAGATGAGATATTCCTGTTGGTGTCTTATGTGATACATAAGTGCCATCCTGCATCGCTTTCAATGACCTCAGGAAAGTATCTACATTAGCACCTAGTTTTGTATTTTGTATTTCTCCACTATCTAGTGAGTCTAATGATTTCTCAATATTACCTAATACTGTTTGATAATCATTACCCTCCTCGATAGCCTCTATTGCTAATCTTGACGTTCTAATAATCTCTCTCTTATTAGAATTTTCTTTAATTATGATAGCAGACGATTTCGACTGCACACTTGTTTCACAAGATTCTAATACAGAGTAGATATATGATACACCACCTATCTCCTCTAATAAATTCTTACTTTTTAGTTCCTCTACTAATGATAATTCATCAACGGGTTTGTTGTCATTGTAGATTTTCTTAATGCTAGAGAAGATGATTTTGTTATTCTCATAGTAAAAGTCATCATCATTTACTATGGTGATAGCTTCTTCTAATTTTTCGTCTTCTCTAAGGCAACAGGCTAATAATATTCTTTCTGCTTGTGGGGAGTTAGGTGTTTTTGAGTCCGTCATATAATTGCTTCATTTGTATGGATATTGCGTATGATGTTTGTTTTATTGATTTCACTAATATGGAATTAGTTTCATCAAATCTGTTATCTGATAGTGATTCAGTTAAATCCTTTAATACTTCTATACCCTCTATAATTTGCTTCATCTTTATTTCGTTTGGGTTATCTTTGAAACTTTTTAAACTCATGATATTTTTTTACATTACTTGCTGATAATAGATAATTCCTAGCACATACTTTACATCTCATTCTGAATTTCTTACCCATCTTTGTAACCTTAACGCCATCTCTAACAACGTCAGTTGATGAACATTCGGGGCAAACCCAAGGGTCATATCCATTTAATATACCTGTATGTGTTTTGTTCTCCTCATATTTATGCAGTTTTTTAAATACTCTTTCAAGTAAAACTACATCTTTTTTACAATATTTTACCATATCAGCCATAGCCTTTTTGCTATTGTTAAGTAATATATCTTTCCATAACTGGTATGATGTGGATATTTTACCCTCTCCGAATAGTAACTTACCTAAATAATCCAATCTATTAGAGTTAAATCTAAATTTTCTTCTAGCAATTTTGAGTGTATCTACACTATTGGGTGCTCTATGGGGTTCTAAATCATGAAAGATAACCCTAGAGTTAAAAAATTTAATATCAAAGTTGTCTCCATTATGTGCTACTATCTCATCTGCGGTGTTTAGTACATCGATGAACTTCTTAATCATCTCCTTATCATCGCCCTTGTCCCAAGTCAAAGCGTGTACTGTTTTGCGATTCTCCCACTTATAGCATATGCACATAATCGCCCTCTCTTGGACTATGCTATCGTGTTGTATATTTAATTTATAACCAGTTTGCCAAAATAAACCGACATTGGGAGATGTTTCTATATCCCAAAAGAGTCGGTTTATCTTGGTTACTGGCATAGATAATGGTAAATTAGAAAGGAATATCTTGACTTAGGTCTACCTCTGTCTTGGGTTTCTCCTCAGTTTTAATCTCACTTAGTTTGTGTGAGTAATATTTTAAGCTACCTTTTTCATTTAGCCAAGAAGCAATATTTACTTTCTTGCCCGCCATATCTTTTGGAATAGTAATAGTTCCTAATAGTTGTGGACTACTTTCCGATGTCTTCTTTTTGTTAGGGAATGAAGCTCCTGTACCCTCTTTTTGTACGTACTCACTCATAGTAAGTCATCTTCCTTTGTTTTATTGTTAGAAGATTTTTTATCATCTTCGTGTTTATTTAATGAATCTGCATCTTCATTATTATCTAATAATAGCAGACCTTGAAAAGCTCTTTTGCGAGCATACGTTGCAGTTGCACCCGTAAGTTGACTAGCGTCCATACCTTTTTTATCATTTGGTTCTCTTGCTTGTGCTCTTACTGAGATACGCTCGCCCGATTCAGAACATACAATAGTAATTGTAGACTCTACATAGAATCTTTCTCCTATTTGTTTTACCTCATCGTCCATTAAGAAGCAAACTTTGATGTTTGCCAAAAAGGGTTTTATTGCCTCGCAAATATCTTCGATACTTCTGTATCCATACTTGCCAAAAGCATTGTAATTACCCTTGCCACATTTTAATACTGCTTGTAATTCTTGCAGTTTTTTTGTTATATATTTTTGCATTTCTTTTTGATAGTTAATCTATATAGTGAAAGTCTTTCGTGAGCATTATTACAATTATTGATATCATCATTTGTTATGCCCTCTTGTTTCATTAATATGACTTGTTGGAATTTGTTTTGATTTTTGAAATATCTTGTCATCTGCCTAAATCCGACAGGGTGCAAGATAGATTTTTGTTCGGTTTCGATATACGTTATGACATTTTTTAATATTTGTGTCAAGCTTAATTTACTACTTCCGCAAAATCTTTTATGTGCATTCTCTATTTTACCTAAAAATAAATTAGCATAGTTGTCGATTACGCCTCTTACCATATAGTTATCGTGAGAATGGTCTAATACAGGATATGTCATCTTAACTCCCAGAATAGGACATTTTTTAGGCTTATTCTTTTCCCTGTATTCTTTTATTTTATTCTGGGGTAGGTACTTCATATATTTCTTTTATTGTTACTCTCGCACCACCTTTTTTTAAGTTACCAGAATTATTTTTATCTGGTCTGTTTACCAACAGATATGAGATAGCTTGTTTCTCATCATTTGCCCAGAGAGTTCTGCTCCCTGTGTAATCTGATGGCATTTCGTGGTGTGTAAATGTTATGAGATATTTTCTAGCCATTACTCATCGTCAACAAAAGTATAACCTTCGTCCTGTATATCTTCTACTCTTTCTTCAACAGTAATAACATCATTCATATCTATTTTTTTATAGTTATGATTAGTCCTATCTAGTACTTCCTCAATAATATCGGCATCTGTTTCCCTGTACTTGGTACTGTAATATACTTGATGTTTGATTGTAGTTGTTACTAATACTTTATATAATCTTTCTTCGCTCATTTTATCCAATTTGGTTTATTGCTAGTCCATCTAGCAAATGGTTTATCTAATTTATAATATAATCTGTACTTGCCGACTACATCTGATTTGTCAAAATCGGGGTGCTGACGACAAGTCATATGGTCGCTAATAGCAATGGCAAATTCTGTTTGCTCTGAACTTGGGTCATTACTACTGCGATGCATATTAAGTAAAGCCCACTTTAGAAAGTCGGCTGAAAAGTGTGGATTGAAACCTCTGTCTTTACGCTCTTCTTCCATCTCCAATGAGTGTAGTAAAAGCCAAGATAGGTTAGCCATAGTTTCTCTCGCCCATATGGAGCAAGGGTGTTTCCAATAGCTATATTTTCTAGGTGTACCTTTTTGTGTCTTTGGTGCATCTTCTAATACATCTAAAGGAAAACAGTTTGCTACCATTTGTGCTGATTCCAATACCATCTTGTTACAATGTTGGTCACATAGCCATTTTGCTGATTGTAAGGGGTCTTTATCAATGCAAAATATATTCATAATGGTTCAGTACATATATTTTCTTAGTATGTCAATATGTTTTTTAGGTATGGCACTAATACCGATTTCAAATATTCTGCCACTACCATCTTCTCCGATGCCATTTTCTTCATCTGTGAACTCAATCCAATCGTGGTCTCTTGTAAAAAATAACCACGCTCCTCGTGCTCCTTTAGTTGTTCCTACATCTAAGATATATTGTGAAGAGTATTCAAACTCGCCATCTTTAATAAGCATATCGACTAGCCAAGTTTCTGAGAATTGATTTGGTGTAGTTGTTTTCATTGTGTAACCTCCACTTCATCAAGTTGTATTCTTGCATTGTGCTCTACTTGCATAGCTTCAACTATGTCATTCATCAAATCAAAGTTACCGTTTTTCATTCGTAACTCAGCTTGATGGGTTAGCTCTAGTAATATAGCTAGAGCATTATCTTTTGTTATCTTCATTTGTTCCATAATTTTATTTGGTTTAATTAATATTATTTAATGTAAAATATAAATCTCTTGCATCTAAGAAAACTTGTATACCCTTGTCAACCTTTTTTTTACTCCACCATTTAAAGTATGGTACGCCACTAGAATTATCTATACATACACTACATACTTTTGGTATATAACTTAGATTGTACAACTGTTGTACAAAAAATGATTCTATCGACAGTTGATAACAATCACTATCATAGAATTTACCTCTATCTTTGCATTTTCTGAACTTATAATCCAACAAAACATACATATCATTCTGTTTTGCTAACAAATCTATCGAACCTGCTACACGCAAATCATGGTCACTTACCAGAAATTCTGTTTTCTGGGGTATTATTTCTTGTGAGATAATGTTCTCATATGCCTGCGACACAAACTCTCGCCATTTTTTATCACCTTCGACATCATCAAAGTATAATTCTAATGCTTCGTGTGCTTTTGTGCCAAATTCTGATGATGATACAGTTTCGCCATATGGTGTGGTTACTTGCCCCCACGCTAACTCACTAATTTTTTCTGCATCTGCATCAAAATGTACTCTTGCTAGCTCTACATACTTTGCACATTTC